CTGAGTTGTCACTGAAATGTGACATGGGGCCCCTGGAAGATCGTCATCTTCCGCCCCCACCAACCGCCAGTCCGAAGTCCTCCCCACGGAGTTCCTTGGATTGCCGACCGACTATCTGTCGTTCGATGTATGGACGATGTGAGGCCCTTAGCCTCCTTCACCATAGATGCACTTCTGCACATCATCCAAACCGCTGATTGGTCTGCTAGAAACGGTTCTCTCAACTCCGTCGAGTTGGTGTACAACCTCTGGCTGAACTGGCTGAAAGCCGGTCCCAATCCTCAGGCCGAGACTTGAGTCGCAACTTCTGAAGCAACAACTCAATCGCTTCCTTCTCTTCTGCTGTCTTCGCGGTAAACGTGAATCCGTAGTCAGAGACCTCTCCATAGAAGTCCACCACGTACTCAACCCAGGTCCACCCATGCTGAATGTTTCCAATCGAGGAAGCATCGGGGAAACCAACCATCTCCCCTTGGCATGTCGCTCGCGACCCCGCAATGGTTGCGTTGTCGAGCTTGGTGAACCAAGTCAAGTCACCTGTGTAGGTGATGCAGAATTCCGCCATCTTCCTGAAAGGAACAACCATACCAGGCGCAACCGCCGTGGTCGTGGCAAAGGACGGAGTGCTCAGCGTGCTAGACGCGAGCCCATCCGGGATGTAGGCCATCGCAAGTTGACCCACATCACTCGTCGCAACTCTAGGAATGTACTTTACGCACACTCTTCGAAACGCATAACGAGACCAGTTCCGCGCTTGGAGGGCAATTCGCCCATTCAGCGCATCAGGAGACAGCTGGATCGCATTCGCAGTGATCGCCGTAGCGGTCCCTGTTCCCGCAAACAATGATGAATCGGCATTTGTTGTCGTCACATCACTGAGCAGCTGTCGACCTTCCATTCGGATTCCGTTTCCAAAATCCTTATGAGAGATCGCTCCCACCATCCGAAGATAGGTAGGGTTGGAGAAGGCGAAGTCTTCTGCCAAAGGTTCCCGACTGATTGACAGTTTGGATCCTTGGAAGGAAACTCCTGCGTTTTCACGCTTTGCCTGTTGGCGAGAACGTCCTTTTCGGGACTTTCCAGCCTTTGGTTGTTTTGGTTGAGCTTGTCGAACGGCCTGGGAAACCTCAGCTCTCACGAGCTTCCCAAGTTGCTTTGTCATGGACGCCATCGGGGCCCCCACCCGTCCAAAGGTGGGACTGTTCATCCTGTGTAAGGAAACGTCAGGGTGGATGTCAAACCGACATCTTCACTTTCGTCCCTTTCTCCGTGCAGTCTCTTGGCACTACGCCTTCCGCCGAAACCCTTTCTCATGGATTTCAGAGTCAGCTTGGCTTGGACAATTTTACGAATCCTATTCGGACCAACCAATTTGGAGAATTTACAACACAGAACCCCCTCAACACTCAACACTGCTTCATCCCACGCATTGGGAGCAGCCCAGAAAATTTGTTCACATCGGACAATGAGTACAAGGTTTTATCCTCACTCGCAACCCTTCTCCATTCTCAGAATAGGCCTCTCGGCTTGGTGAGAACGAAAATGGGACATCCTTCTCCGGATGAACCTTTCGGTTTGAGAAGAAAGATGAATACGAGATGAGTCCACCTGAACAGCTCAGACACGATGTCACAAGTAGCTCGATTTGGATAGGTTTCCAGCAGGAGACACGAGTGAAATGAACGCAAGAGTTGTGGACTGGGATAGTTTTATGACATATCCAGGTCTGCAGTGGAGGTTGGCATCAAGTTCCCTCTTTACAGAAGGGGTCGAAGAAATGAGCGCTCGAACGCACGCGCTTCATCCCCGACCTTACCACTTTCGGTACTGAGAAGGTTCCAGTTTCGCGGATAGCGAATCGCTGGATCACCCCTCCTGAGAGGAAGGTGGGGAAAGAGAAACTCAGGGTGAAGGTCAAAAACCTTCTCTGTCGACATCGGTCTGACAGACCTGAGCTTACGAAGGGAGACATCGAGGTGCCGGCGTTCAATGTCGGCAACACTCGAGAACTGGGAAAGCATTCCCACCAACCCTTTGTAACTCCTTCCTTCCTCCTTCTCCACACCCTTCCGTGTTGACAAGAATTCTTCCGCGTTTGCAGAAGTCGTTAGTCGGACCTTCGGGATCCGGCCCCAGAGTTTTCGAAATCTCCGGGGTACCGCGACACCTCCAGCCAGTAAGAACGAATTCAGTTGACCTTCAGCAAGCAATGAAGCAAGCTGACGATCCACCACTGAGGCTCTTCGAGGCCCAGTTCTGAATTTCTCGTCAACCCCGAGCCCCCCCAACTTGCAATCAACAAACAAGTTCGGGAGGATTCGGGCCCCATCCGCTGTCACAGGGTACCCATTACGGTTGCGCCTGAGATCGCGGAGGAAACGGACTGCAGACGGACATGTCTCACACATCCTGTTTGCAGCTTTTCCAATTTCCAGAGGAGATTCTGAAGCCTCCCCAGACTTCAGACTCATATTCTGAATCAGTTTCTGATTCAGATATCCAATTCGGACATTCATCCGACCGGTCCTTTGGTACTCCCCGGAATCAACCATCCGGAACATCACATTGTTCACCATGGCGAAATCTGCACTTGCGTACGATTTCCCAACGGTAAGCTTCAAACCGAGCTCACCGGCCGTATCCTCCCAAACTTTGCAAAAAGATTTGGGACACGGGAACAGGATGTCATCTCCATTGATCTTCGTCATCTGAAGGATCAATTTAGCATCATTGCTGGAGAGGAGTTTCTGCTTCTGACCTCGCTTAAGGGCTGAGATCAAACCTGAAAGGTTAATGAAGCATAAAATCGGAAAAGAGAGTGGATGCCCCATGAGCTGGCCATTTCGCTGCCAGATAGCACGAGGCAATCTCTCACCACCAAAAGAAAACCGCTTCACGTCATCCGCGGAATACTCAACATTCGTTCCTTCCAAACCTGAAAGGAACCCCCAAGGAAGTTCAAACATCTCTCTGATGACTTCCCATGCTTCCAAAGTAGCATGAATGTTAAGTTGATCCGTTGCGGCCTTGTAATCCCCGGAATTCCACACCCATCCCGGGGGCGCATGCCAAGACACCACTTCCTCTTCCCACGCATCTCGCATTGTGGAATAAGAGGTCCTCGCCCACTTCTCAAGCAATCTGCCTTGAAGGGGTTGGAGAAAGGTGTACAGGTAGGCGTCACCAGCCGTAATCACCCGGAACTTCCCCGGCTCAGGTATTACCTGAACCCGGACAGCCAAATCTCTTGGCCTGAAGTCCTGTCGGTTGACTGCAGTAACACAAATGTCCTGCCAGAGGCCCCTCTTCCACGCGTACATTTCTGTCGCGAGATCATGAAGAGTAGCACACTCTGGGAGATCACCCACCCGCTCAGTCACCACGCTGAACGCACCTCCGGCTTTACGGCTGGAATCGTACGAAGCGTTGTGTGACGGACTCAGTTTACTGAGAGGAGAGCGTACCGAACCAAGGGTTTTCCTAACCGTTCGGCGGACCTCCTCCAGCAAGCCCGTATCCACTGGGACTGCCTTGGCACCCAAGTAATTCTGATGGTCCTTGACCGTCTGAAATCGCTTGGAGCGCGAAAGCTCCGGCCATCCCCGTTTACCTAAAAGGTAACTCGCAAAGAACTGAAGCGAGAAGAGATCCCCACCCCTTGCACGAGCAAGGTGGATGCGAATCTCCTTACGGATTTGACCAGAGAAGACGTGCTGTCGAGTCAATTCGGCAACACTTGATGATGGCTCCAACGCGGGGTGACCCACCTCCGCGTCGATGTCATTGACAGCAAGCTGAAATAGTAGTGAGGAATGGAACTTGATCAGATCCAGATCTTGATCCTCCCACCACTTCAACCCACACAGAAAACGGATTCCCTCAACAAATGAGTCCTCCAGTTTCTGGATTCTCTTCCTGTCCCCCCGTTTCCACGCATGCTCAAGGAGCATGGAGATTGGGATGGCCAGGGAGGTAGCAACCTTTGTGAACCGATCGAGATCGCAAGACTCGAATGACGTCACCAGAAAGGGTTGTGACTTCCTGATTAGCCGACAACTGAGATTTTCAGAAATCCGTTTAGTTTCCGCCATAACTGAACAAGAAACTATGTTGCCACTCTTGATAGAGCACTTCCTTTGGGTAGTGAGAGCACTAGGTCAGAGAATTACTGACAACAGAACCGTGAGG